GCTTCGGGCGCGGTGCGGATCGGGGCATGGGGCGATCCATCCCGGCAATCCGCGCCGCTTCGTCGAAAAGCGCACCATCGCTCAGCCCGGTCGCCTGCGCGATCAGATCGATGGGCCCGGCGCTTTCTCCGGTCGCATAGTCGAAGCCCCAGCCCGCATAGGGCCCGTCGAGGTGGATGGTGCACGACCCTTCCTTGCGCGGCGGGCGGCCGGACAGGTCGGCACAGCGCAAGGAGCGACGGTCGCGCGCCAGCCGCGCCTCAGGAAAGATGCCGGGGAGCCAGTCGCCTGCGGTCGCGGCAAGCCGATCCTTCACGGCCGCCAGATCGTGGCGTGCCTTCGGCGTGGCGACATCGTTGAGATCGATCATCGCGCCCCCTCACGCCAGGAGGACGAGGCCGCGCTCGGCGCGGGTGATGGCGGTGTCGAGCCAGCGGCGGCGGTCGATCTCGCTGCGACCCAGCCCGTCGTCCCAGACGATCACGTTCTCCCATTGGGACCCTTGCGCCTTGTGGGCAGTGATCGCCCAGCCGAAGGTCGCCTCGGTCAGCTTGCGCTTTTCCCGCCAGTCGCGGTCATGGCGCTTGGCATCATAGGCGACGTGATCCTCGAAATGCCCCTTGTAGATGCGCAACCGGCCTGGACGGCCGTCGCTGTCGAACGGCGTGACACGTCTTCCGTCTTCGTCATGCACCACGGCAGAGAAGTAGAGGCTACCCTCGTCGACGATATCCTCGAGGGTCAGGAACATGCCGTTGATCAGGCCAAGCGAATTGTCGTTCTTCAGGCAGATGATCTTTTCCGCCGCGCCGGTGGGAAGATATGTCCCGCCGAGCCCGGCCGCCGCGCGCATCGCGTTGTTCAGCTGGAAGCGCGTCGCGTTCAGGCCGCAGATCAACTGCCCGCCGCGCAGCGCCTGATCCGGCGTGATGTCGCCCTTGCGCAGCTTGGCGACATGGGCGTCGAAAACCCCGAACCCGATGGGTTCCCCCATCCGCGCCATGGTGGCGAGACGGATGATGGCGCTCTCGGCCGCCTGGCGGTGAATCTCGGTCAGCATCACGTCGGGCGCGTCCCGGGTGAAGGCCCCTTCGCCCTTGATTGGCGGCAACTGTCCGGGATCGCCAAGCACGAGGATCGGCTTGCCGAAACTCATCAGGTCGCGGGCCATCTCCTCGCCCACCATCGACACCTCGTCCAGCACGATGAGCCGCGCATCCGCGGCATCGCTTTGCGGGTTCAGGGCGAAACGGGGATGCTTCATCGCGGACAGCGCCTGGCGCATCGCTTCGATCCCCGCCTCTGCCGCAGTCCTGTCGAAACCGGTGAGTCTGCGCGCTGCGGTCTCGGCCTCCTGAACCTTGGCGGCAGCGGAGGCGATTTCCTCCTCGGTCGACTCGATCACCGAATAGATCAGGCTGTGGATGGTGCGGGCGGGCGTGCCCTTGCGGCTCAGGACCAGTGCGGCCTTGCCCGTGAAGGTGGCGGTCACGACGCCCGGCACGCAACGGCCGTCCTTGGCGCTGCGGTGGGGCGACAGACCGAGGTCGTCGAGGGCGAACTTCAGGACCGTGCTCTTGCCCGACCCGGCATAGCCGAAGAGCCGGAACACCTGCTGATCCTCGGTGCGGTTTTCGAACCAGTCGCGGACTTCGGCGATGGCAGCGGCCTGCGCGGCCGCGGGGACAAAGTCAGACACCGCCGCCCCTCCAGCACCGCCCCGCCCATGCGCAGGGCGCGTGCCACTTGCCACCGGTCATGCCGCCCCTACAGACGACCGCCGTCGGCTCGGCGGCCATCCGGGGCAGCCATTCGCCTGCCGCCGATGCCTGGACGACCGTGACGGCCCGATCCGACATCTCCTGCGCAAGACGGGCATCGAACGGCACCAGTTCCGCGTGCAACTCCATAGTGTCGCGGTTCAGGGCGGTGAAGAGCGCCGGGTTGGGCAGGTCCATGTAGGCCTGATAGAGCGCGATCTGGGCGGCGTAGACGGGGCGCGCGATGCTGACACCGCGCTTGACCACATCCTTCCAACTGGAAGCGCCGAGCGCCTTGTTCTCCCAGAGGGCGGGGTAACCCATCGCGACGGGGCCCGAGACGAAGCAGCCGTCGATATGGCCCTTGAACCGGCCCGCCATGGCCTCGAAGCCGAACTGGCGACCATCGGGGCGTTCCGTGCGCAGGTCGAACCCTGTGATCCGGAACCAACCCGCGACGATGTCTTCGGCCCGGTGGCCAGCCTCGAATATCCGCAGGATGCGCGGTTCGAACTCCTGGCCCTCGTCCTTGGGCACCGCCAGAAAGTCGTACTGGATCTGGCGCAGGCAGTCGCGCCCGAGCCCCGAGGAACTGACATAGGTGCGGGGGCGCTCGGCGCGATTGCGCGCCGTCAGGGCGGCATCGATGGCGGACGAGACGGCGGCGGCGATCGGCGGACGCGGCGCATCTTGGCTATAGTTGCAGCCGGAGCCATGGTTCAGGTCGATCATTGGTCGCGCTCCCAGAACCCGCCAGCCTGCGCGATGCAGGTCAGCTTGTGATGCTGGGCCTCGGTCAGCCGGGCACGCGCGCCGAATTTCTCGAGCTTCAGGCGCAGGCTCTCGCAGAACTCGACTTCGAAGTCGGTGATGGCGTTCGTCGTCGCGGCGGCGAGAAGGTCGGTCCAGGGGGCGGCCTCATTGTTCAGATCGATCATGACGGCCCTCTCAGAACGGAATCGGATCGTCATGGGCCGTGCCGGTCCGTTCCTTGCGCGCGCCTTGCGCCAGCATGCTGTCGACGTAGCCGGTGACGGCCGCTTCGATCAGACGGTCGATGTCGGCGGCGGTGCGGTTGAAGAAGGGCGCCATCAGGCCGAGGTCGGTCAGCGCTTCGGCGAACAGCACTCGGGCGTCGCGGATGGCCTGTGCCTCGCGGGCAGTCTTGTCGATCATGCCATTGTTCCTTTGAGCGATTGCGCTGCCCACGTCCTGGCAGCGGAGCGAGCAGAAGCGGTGATAGGGGTGAGAAGCGGTGGCCGAAGGCCAGTGATCGGTCCGGGGGACCGATCGCAGCGACGAACGGTCGTGCTGGAGCCGGTGGACGTAGCCAAAGCCCCGGGCCTCCCGGGCGCAGACGGCGCAAAGCGCTACCCGAGCAAGAGTGTCGCGATCGGGTCGTCCCGTGGCCAGTCCTGCTGGTGAAGCCGTTCCGACTGCATCACGATCCAGCGAGAGATGGCGTTCACCGCCATGGCCTCGAGGTCGCCGAGGGTAAGGCTTGCGATGGGTTGGTGCAGTCTTCCTCGGGCCTCGAGCCATTTGCCGATCTCCAGCGCGGCGGCGCGCGTCGCATGCGCCTGCCATTCGTCGGGGGTCATGGGCCGGTCGCCCGCCAGCCCCATCGGGCTCGGCGGTGGTGGATCGCGCCGACCCAAACGACCGCCGCTTCCGCCGCTCCTCAGCCATTGAGCCAGGCGGGCATGGCGGGGGTGCCCGGCACAGCGGGTGCCGGGGCCCGCGGCGTGGGCGGAGTGGCCGGGGCGTTCTGCGACCCCCAGGCGGGCGCCGGTGCCGCCGCGGGCCGCGGAGTGGCGCTCCAGTTCGGCGCTGCTGGCGACGGTTGCGCCGCGCCCCATGCCGGCGTCGGCGCCTGCCAACCCGGCGCGGCGCTCGCGGCCTTGCGCGGCGGGGCGTTGACGGGTTCCGGCGGGACGGTTTCACCGCGCATGACGGCGGCATGGTGCGGCTCGTCGGGCAGAACGACGTTGGCGATGCGGTTCTGGTCGCGGTATTGCAGATTGGACGCGGTCTCCACCATGATCCGGGCAGCGAAGACGATGCCGTCGAGATGCTTGAGGCCGGGCAGCACCCGCTTGGCCTTGGTCGCTGGGGTTTCGTCGCGGGGATCGAGACCGAGGGCGCTGTCGACCATGGCGCGAATCGTGGATTTCGAGATCTTCCAGCCGATGGACTGGCCTTTCTCGTCCAGCTTTCCGCCCGCCACGGTGAAGCTCTGCCAGAACTTGCGGCGGGCATGCGGGCCCTCGACCACGGTGAATTCGCAGTCGAGCATCCGCGCATCGCTCGATTGCGAGGCCTTCAGCAGCCCCGCATCCATCGGGGTCGCGCGGTTCACCCCGCCGGGGCGGATCGTCAGCCGCACCTTGGCGAAGGTGCCGTCCGGGATCAGCTCGCCGATGGGGGCCATCTGCGGCTGGGCGTCGTTCAGGTCGTAGCTCATGGGATCATGTCCTTTCAGGGATCAGGAGGCGAAAGCGGATCGGTGGGGGGCGCGGCCGTCGATCCGGGCGAGCAGCGCGCCGAGATCGGGCGGTTCGGTCAGGTCCAGGCGGCCAGACCGGTCCTTGGCGGGAAGGCCCCAGGGGTTGCCCGACTTGCAGACAAGGCGGCGGTCGGTGGCGGTCTCGTCCAGCACCCAGCCACCCTCGGCATCGCGGGCGAAGAGGTGCATCGACACCACCTGGTCCACGATGCCCGGCAACTCACGCCCGGCCTTGCTGCCTTCCATCTGCGGTTGCCAGGTGACGGTGCCGAAGTCGTCGGTCACCTTTTCCAGCACGCCGACGAAGATCACGGTCTTGCCGCGCGCATGCTGGAGGTGCTTCAGCGCCTGGATCACCTCACGCCCCAGAAGCCCATGGGCCCCGCGGACATCCGGCTTCCCGGTCCGGTCCGAGAAGGCCTCGGGCTGCTGGCGGGCATAGGCCATCGCCTCCCGCGTCAGATCGGCGATCGAGTCGACGAAGACGATGCGACGCGCGGCAAGGAAGGCCTCGATGCCGCTGTCGCGGTGCTGGGCCTGCAGCCACGCATGCCGTTCGGTCCCGTACCAGGACTGAGGATGTTGCGCGGGGTCCGGCCCGCCGATCAGCACGGCAAGATCTCGGAAGTCGGTGAAGCTGCGCACCGGGATCGATGTGCCGCGCCAGTCCTGCACCGATTTCATCCCGGCCTCGAGGTCGAGGCAGACGGTTTCCTCGGCAGGCAGGGACTTCAGGAGTGTGGTCTTGCCCACGCCCGGTGGGCCGAAGATGGCGAGCGAGGTCTTGTTCTCGGCGGCCGAAAGACGTTCGTCGGCGGTGATGATGCGGAAGGCCATGGGGTTCTCCGAAGGATTGAAAGGGCGCGGCGGCGGGGGTGACCGGGTGCCGAAGGGGAACCTGCCCGGCGTTGCCGCTCGGGCGTCCCGCCGCCGCGCGTCACCGGTCTCGGGTCTCGAGCCGGAACACGGGTTTGCCGGTGGTCTCGGACCGGGCGGCCGCGAAGCCCTCGCGCATGGCGTCGGGCCAGGCTCCAAAGCGGCGTTCCGCCACGCGATAGGCAATCTCGAGGTACTGGGTCGGATCGTCGCCGGCCTCGCGGATCCGGGTCGCCATCGCGGCCAGCCGGTCCTGATCCCACGTGACCTTCTTCGGCAGATCGGCGATCACCACCACGCCCGCATCCTCGACCCGGACGGTGCCGGAGGTCTTGCCTTGGGCGGAACGCTCGGCCTCGGTCGCCGCGCCATAGCGCTGCGCAAGTGCCGCCTCGAAACGGTCCCTCAGGCGCTTGACCCGGGCGGTCTCGGCCGCCGCTTCTTCCTGGAGCGCGAGAAGCAGCGCAGGCGGCATATCGGCGATCTCGCCGATGGACAGTCGGTCGAGGTCATCGAACGTCGGCATGTTGCCGGCGCGCCCCTCGCTCGGCGCATCGGTGCTTGGGAACGGGATAGCCATCAGCGCCCCTCCCGCTTCAGGGCCGCGTCAACGGCGCGGTCCGTGCCGAGAGCCCCGGCCTCGCGGGCCAGGCGGTGGAGACGTTCGAGGGCCGAGGAGCGGCGGATCGCGGCCGACACGTCGGCATTCGCCGCCACCACAGCGAAGGCGATGTCGTCGATGGTCGCCATCTCGATCAGCAGCGGCTCGGTCTCGTTCCCCTCGCGCCAGGGCGCAGGGATCGCATCCGGCAGGTCGTCCAGGCTGTGGAAGGCACGGCGCAATCGGGTCATCAGGTTCGGCAGCCGGGCGGGCTGCGCCTCCGTCGTCTCGGTCTCGGCCGGCTTTCCGGCGATGGCGAAGTAGAGGGACGGCGGGAGCCAATCCCCGATCCAGGCAAGCACGGCGCGCATCAGGCGGCCTCCTCTGTCGCGATGAGTTGGGAAAGCGGGATCGGCGCATGGCGCGGCTTGGTCCGCGCGATGGCCAGATAGGCAAAGCGGTCGGGGCCGACCCGGACCTGCACCAGATGCACCAGCGCAGCCTCGAAGGCGCGGTGGGCGGCACTGGCCAGCGCGCCCAGCCTGCGGCGATCCGGTTCCGGAAGGGTCGAGATCACCGCCGTGGCATCGATGCCGAGGAACCCGCGATGATACTCGAGGCGGTCGCCCGGCATGGCCTGACCGATCCAGGCGCAGAACTCGATGTCGGTGAGCGGCCGGGGCTTGGCCGGGATGAAGGCGGTGGGGTGCATGACGAACATCTCCATGTCGGTCCTCTACTCACGCCGCCTTGGAACCGTCCCACTCCGCCCCGAACCCGCGCATCGCGAGGTCGAGCCGAAGGCGGGCGATGTGGCGGTAGAGGGCGGAACGGGAGATGCCGGTGCGGCTGACGATCTCGGGAACAGCACAGGTGCCAAGTGCCGCGCAGAGGCCACGCATGTCGTCAGGCAGACCACCCAGTGCCCGGGCGAGATCGTGGTGGGTCTCGGCGTCGTCCTCGGCAGAGCGGTCCTGCCCATGCCAGGCGGCCAGACCGTCTGCCTCCGCCAGCATGCAACCCAGCGGCTCGGTGCCGCCGGAGGTGGGAGAGTCCAGCGAGATCACGGTGCCACCCTGGGCGCGGCGCTGGCGGTGATGACGGATGGCGATGCGCGAGGACTGATTGCGCAGGACGACGTTGGCGAAGGCGCCGATGCTGCCCCGCGCGGGATCATGGGCGGGCAAACGGCGCAGGAGATCGACCAGAAGGTCCTGGCCCAGATCCTCGCAGTCGCAATGCGGCAAGTTCAGCTTGCGCCGCAACCGTCGCGCCGAAGCGTCCGCCTCGCGGATGATGGTTTCAATGTCGTCGGGGGAAAGTTCGATCCGCATCGCTGCATGCCTCGGTCATCGTTTCTGATGAGCCAAAGGTGCCGGATGCGGTCGGCGCGCAGGTGGGAACGGGGTGGGAATTTGGTGGGGGTTTGGTGGGCGGCGGTCAGCCGTCGATCTGGATGCCCGATGCAGGAACGCCGAGACGGTAGCCCCGACCGCGCGCTGTCGCGATCAGGGTCTCCGCTTCGGCCTTCGTAAAGCCTGCCGCCACAAGGGCGTCACGAAGCTCCCGGATCAGATCCTTTGCCTCACGTCCTGTCGTGCCCTCGACCTCGCGACCCGAAGCGACCTGGTCACGCGTTTTCGCCTTCGCCAGCAGCCGCTGGAACACCGGGAACAGCTGATGCGACAGGACGACCGACCGGCCGAGCCATTCCACTTCGGCCGATGCGCTCCGAACCCTGAGCGAACCGGGACCGGGAGGCGGGTTCAAGGTTGCAGGGTCGATGGCTACGCCTAAGCCGCCTGCGACGGGCACCATGACGGAGACAGTTTCGACCATATGGAATCCGGCATCGCGCAGTCGCTTCGCCGCGCCGGGAGGGATCGCAGGCACGAGGATGGTGACATCTTGGCCCTGTGCTGCCTGACGCAGCGTCGCGACGATGGCCTCGCTGGTAAGAGCCGCAGCCTCGAATGAAAGGAAGACGACACGGCCCGATGGTAAGGCCCCAAGCTGCCAGAGTCCCTCGACCAAGTGCGAAGGGGCATCCTTGAACCCAGCCACCGCGCCGATCACCGACGCCAGACCTTCGGCTTCAACGCGAAAGACGAGCAGATCATCCTCTGTCAGGTCAACATCCTGACGCCGGTCAAGGGGGCATTCGGCCCTGAACCGTTCACCACCCACGGACCGGATGGGCCGCGAAGCAAGCCCACAGTCGCATCGATCGCAAACATCCCATTCCGTCAGGCGTGCGTCCTCGACGATGATACGACGCGAGAGCAGTCGTTCGAAGAGAGGCCCCTGAAAGGGCCTTGCCACCGCACCCGTCAGGATCGCGTCGTCGCCAGCTTCACTCAGCCGCGTCAACAACCTCAAGATCGTCTCGGTCATTCATCAGCCCGTTGCGCCGGATCAGGGTCAGCACGCGCGCCTCATGCTGCGTGCGCCGGAACTGCAGGACGCCGGGCGGGCGCAGCTTCACCGTGACCTGCGGCTGACGCTTGCCTTCACCCTTGAAGAGCACCCGAAACACCAGTTCCCCAAGCCGCCAGGAGCCGCCGAACGCCACCGGCGTCCCGCCGAAGTGACGCAGCGCCTCGCCGCTGTGGTCGCGCGACCGCAAGCTGCGCGCAACACGCGCATACCCAGTCTTGCCGGGCACCATCAGGTCGGCGGCAGCATCGATGATCTGCACCTTGTCGACCCCCGGATCGTGGCGATGATCGAAGGCGAAGCCCGGTCCGGCCAATTCCACCGGGCGCAAGGTGTAGAGATCCTGCGCATCGTCGCCGTCGAAGAACCCCGGACGCTCGAGGATGATCGATGCGAACTGCTTCGCGATCTCGGGTTGGTGCGCCTTCCG